ACCCCATCCATTTTCTTCAGCCCATCTCAAAGCTACCTTTGCATTTTCGCTCGCCTGCTTTGGATAATCCGTATAGCTTTCAAACTCCTGCTCATTGAAAGCATAAAACCCAACGCCAATAGCAGGCATATCCACTAACGCCACCGCGTCCACCTCAACAGTGCTATCTACATTCTCATTTATTGTCAATTTATATACCGGTAATCCTTTTTCCATATTTTGTAAAGTTAATATTTATCCAATCGATGCGTTCCTATTTATATACGCATTTCTTTGATCGTTGTTCTGAATGTCTGAATTCAATACATAAGCCCGCGTGGCTCTATTTCCCATTTCATTCACCGCCGCAGTATTAACCGCCGTAGCAGTAACCTGTGGAGCTAATTGCGGGGCAAGGGGAGCGGATGTGGAAACACCTCCTCCAGTTGGAGCATTGCCACCACCACCACTACTTCCACCTTTTTTGAATTTTGCTATTGATGTTGCTACTATCGTTGCAATAGATGCTCCTGCTCTTATTTTAGCTGCTAATGCTTGTTTCGCTGCTAAAGCTGCGCCGGGTAATCCAAATACTGCATTTGCTGCAAAATATCCTCCTATTTCTCTTTGAGTATCTACAATGATTTTAGCAATAGCTAAACCTTTGTCAACAGCAAATAAAACATTTGCAAGTTTTTCATTGTCGCCGGCAAGAGTAGATAAAGCATTAAGACCAGCAGATGCCGCTTCAAATTTTGCATTTTGCAAATCTATTTCAGCAGCTACTGTTCTGGCATTTAATTCTTTTTGTAATTCAATTCTTTTTCTGCCTGCTTCTAATTGAAAATTAAAAATACGATCGTCTGATGCTTTTATTTCTGCTTCAGTTTGTTTTCTTTTTGCCTCATCCTGCGCAAATTGATCATCTAATTCTTTTTGAATAAGCTCATTAATATCTCTTTGCTCTTTGGCAAGGGCTTCGGCTCTTTCCTTTGCTCTTTTAGCCTCTTCCTCTTCTCTCTTTTTTTTATCTTCTAATCTTTTCTTTTCAGCGTCTTCATCAATTTTATTTATTGCAAGTTGAAATCCTGCCCTTTGATTTTTTAATTCTGCTAATGCCTTTTCCTGCTCTTTTATAGTTTCATCACCTTTCTTTTTAGTTTCCTCTGGATTAAAAATTAAATTTGCAATACCTCCAAAAAATTTTTCTTCTAACCCGAAATTTTTACCAACTGCTTGCCCTATTAAATCAATACCTTTTAATAACGCCGTAATAGGAACAGTTAAAAATTTTAATACGCCTTCTAATATATCTTTATTTCTTTGGGCAGCTTCCGTTTGAGCTTTTGCCGTTGCAATACTATTTTGTAGATTAACTTCAGCTGCCTTTATCGTTTCATCTGTTTGTTTAACTTTTATTTGTAGGATATCTTTTTCACTTTTGCCCTGCAATTTCAAAATGTTATCCTGATCGCCAATAGCCTTTAATTTATCCTGTTGCGTCTTTAAGTTATCGCTCGATGCTTTGTTAAGTTTATTTTGCTCTTCACTAACGCCGCTTACCGCCGCTTTAATATCATCCCAATAAGCTACAATCGCTCCCAACGCCACCACTAACAATCCTATGCCAGTCGATCCGATTGCCGCTTTAATAGACCTAAAAGCATTAACCGCTACAATCTTTAATTCATCAAATGCTTTGCCCAAATCACCTATCTGACTAAGCCCCTGACTTAATGCAAGCGCCCCCTGCACTTTTAATAGGCTTTTTTGCACATCTTCACTCTCAGAGCCTACCAATGCCATTGCACCCTGTACGGCTGTAAAACCCGCCGCTACCTGTGTGGCAGCATTTGAAAACGCTTTAAACTTATTGCCGGGGTCAAATAAATCCGCTTGCTCTTTAGCGTCCTGTATAGTATCTTTTAAATTAGCTACCCTTTTGGCTGCATTAATAGCCTGTTCGGAGGTTTTGCCAAATTTCTCCTGCATAGCAATCAACTCTACAGTGGCCGCCCTTAATTCCTTTTTGATATTACCCACCGATGATACATCAACGTCTATCTTTAACCCTACTTCCTGCTTAGCCATTATTTATAACTTTTAATAGTTCTACTTTTGTTAATTCGCCACTTGTTGAATCGTAATCCATCACCTTATTAATCCGCCACAACACCCCATCAATAAATACAGGTTTGCTAAAATCCAATTGCGCAATGTCGAGATCATTCAAATAAACGTGGCAGCTTAATATCTTACTATCTTTGTCCGCTATCTCCGCAATGTATGCGCTCCAATAATCATTAAATAAATTATTAGTAGGGTAAACATTCGGGTCGAAATAAATCTCAGATGCCGCTCCGAAGTTTATATCCTTTGTTGGATTCACCGGATCGTCAAAGTGCCCGGCGTAGCCATAAGCTGTTAAAGCAGCGCCAAGCTGTTGAGGTGTGGAGTTCTGGCTTGCCCCCGTATTGACTATATACCAACTTGTAACGCCTGTTATCTTTTTTGCCATTAAAATCCGTATATTACTATCCATCCGCTCCTCCTGATCGACAGCTTTCCCTGATGATTTTTTATAAATAACTGAAACAATTTTATCTCTGCCTTGATATTGCACTAAAACAGTAGGAGAAAACCCTATGTCAATCGTTTGCTTTTCCTTTGCGAATTGGAATCCAGTATCTTCTAAACGTGAACCATACGGTAAGTTGTATTTCTTTTTATAATTTTCATTGTAAAAGTCGTTATCTTCTTTATACTTATATTCAAAAAACCTACCATTAATCATCCCCATAGGCTTGATATTCCACGCTTTATCCCTCGCTATTTTATACGTCCAATCTATTAGATCTGCTAAATCATAATAATCAATATAAGGCTCAATCAATAAATGATTTTCCCTTAACTTATCCTCCGTGATGTATAAATTAAACATCTTCATGATCCAAGTGAAAAAGTCTTTCTTAAGAATATTTTTAGGTATTAATTCGTCTAAAAATATATTATCATTTAATTGAGCGTCAGCTGTTATTGGGTTTGTAGATATTATTTTTAATGTAGATGAATTAACTTTTGAACTTGAAAATGTACCTAAATAATAAAGTTCAACTTTAAAAGTATCATTTTGATTTATAGTTGTTTGTAAATTTTCATTTATGTTAAGCGTATAATCATATTGTGATGGGAATACAGGTTCAAAATATGAAAATTTTCTTTCAGCTCTATACAATATATCACTATTTTTATATAATGTAATATACATTCTGTGATAATGAACTGTTTGAGATGACAGAAAAACAGGGTCGGGTCTTACATAAACATTTAAAGCAAAATTTATATTTACAATAGTTGTTTCTGCTAATGTGTATGTAAAATTAGGATCTCCATTTCCAGTAAAACCATTTGAAAAAATTATAGATGGAAAATTTACTATTGTTGTTCTATATGCAGAACCAGCATCAATTGCACCATCTGAATTTTGAAGGTTCTGGCTTGTATTTCTTATTGCATGAAGTAAGTCGGACGTCTTTTTTGTTAGTTTTGAAAAATTGCATGGTATTATAAGCTTTTTAAAAAATGCTGAATCAAAAAAACTACTTTGATAAGTGTATCCGCTACCCTCAAAAATCTTATCAATATACTCTTTCACATACAAAGCAGGTCTGAATGTTCTATAATCGTAGTCTATCTTTTGAGCGCTATATGTCCCGTAATCAATCAACGGATAATAATAGCCTTTGCCTTGTTCAACCGGGTATGAAATTGTTACGGCATCATTCGATCGTGTAACAACTAATTCTAAAACTAAAATAGTTCCAAAAAATGGATTAACCGGTGCATTATATGCAATAACAGTATATGTTTTATTGTTTGATGAATCTACGGCGTTTGTTATTGTTATTTGATCGTTTGGTTTTAATTTAAGATCAATGTAGTCTTGTATACTAATTATATAAATTCCACTCCCTACTGATGAAAAATTAACTATAACATCTTTTGTGATTTTATTATCCCAACTATTTACAATATTATCCCGTGTATATGTATGATTGTAAACGCTGAAATCTAAATCCTCTAACTTCCCACGCCCAATAGCCGCAATAAAGCCCCCAAGCTCTCCAAACAAATTGCCCTCGTACTCAATATGCCCTCTCTCATGAATGATGCCTGTAAGCCTAAAAACACCCTTTAATAACAAAAGCCCGTTTGCCCTTAGCTCTGCCTTAGTGGTTTGCGCTACGTTGAAATTGGCATCTATATTAGCGGCACCGGGTGCGTATGGGTTGTTGCTCCCCAATTCACCCACAAAGCCGAACAGCTTATTATTGCGAGCCGTACCGGGCAATACTATTGTTTTGCTGAATGATGTATCCCGACTTCCGTACTTATTAATGTCATCAATATTATAACTCAACTGCATCCCTAAGTCCTGACGTATGTCAGCTAACTGCCCCTCCAAAAAAAGTTCGTAGATCATCTGTATTGAGTATTTTGTTTGTAAACATCAATATTCACGTCAAGCGTTTCGGTCTTATTCTGCAAGCTGTTCTTCATCTCATAGTTGGTGTCGGTTATTTGCACGGGGTGAAATAAGCTGTTATCCTTATCCCATAAATAAACCAAAGGAGAAACGATCAACTCAAAAAGCCATTTGTACTCTTCGGTATTCAAAATATCCGTTGTCAGCTTCATCTTTGTTTTGAACTCACTGCCATAGGTACGCATCCCCTCATATCTTACCTTGCCGCTTTTGTTCACCATATTAAACCCGCTAAGTTTCCAGTCCATTTGCTCAAACCTCTTTTTCTCATTATCGATTAATACGTTCCCATTAACAAATGTAAAGCTATCCCATGCGCCGTAGGCGTTCAAAAATACCAATGTGTACGGCGTATATTTCGAGCACTTTTGTTTTAAGGTTTTAGATGCCAACACTGCCCCCGTTGTTTCTATTGATACTGTAGAATCTGAGGAAAGACTATTAAGGCTGAAATAGTGCATCGCATCTGCTGCCGTTATCGTTCGTGTCGATCCATCTACTTTTACAAGTAAGCTTTGCCCCGCCGTTATCCTTTTGCCGTTTATACTCAACACCACAGGCTGGCCGCTGTAAAAATAACTATCATCCGGTCTGTTGGTTAAAAATACCGTGCCGCTACTCAAAGCCGCTCCGGCCTTATGCATCTCATGCCTATTGTAGGTATTATAAACGCGATACGTGCCGGATACCAAGTCGTCCAATATAACAGGATCGCCCGCTGTTGTAACCCCACAAACCTCACCGTAACTCACGTCGTACTCCCCCCACCAATAATCCGTACCCGCGTCTATAACGCCATACGATCCGCTGTAAGCCGTTGACATATCCAAATCTCCTAACGTATCCACCGCCACCGTAGATCTAACAATATTACCTACATTTATAACCCCATACCCATCATCACCGAAAGGGCTGTTGGTTATGCGTGTAAGCAGATTGCCGCTTTTATAAAGATCAAAGATGTATTTGAAACCTGTTATGTCTTTATTCGTGCTATCTACCACGTGCCAGACATCTTCATTTGCCGATACAAAGCCTGATGCCTGCGGGGCGCTCTTAATAGTGATTGCCATTATTTTTTCTTTTTAATCTCTTTTACCATGTTCTCCAAATTTACCCGGATATCAATACCTAATGCCTGCGACATTTTTACGTCAAAGTCTTTGAAGGTTTGCTCTATTGAATCCGTCCAAAAACCTGTTCTTTCTAATCCCTTGCTTTTTATAGATCGAGCAATAATATAGGCAAGGCTCTTATCCTGCGGCTGCCTATTCTCCCTACCCACCGCGCCATATTTTTTTACATCCGTTGCCCTTGCTCTTATGCCATTGCGTGCTATCCATTTGCGGATCGCGTTCACATGGCTTTGCGAAGGGTTTAATGTTCTAAACTTGTATGGTGAGGTCGTATTCTTATTATTCCTACCAATACCTTTAACCCCTTTATCAATGAACTTGTAATAATCATTTACAAAAACCTCAATTATTATCCCGTTTTTTGTTTCAGTAGTTTCAAACTTAATAGAGCTTGCAAGGTCGCCGGTATCTACTTTATCTAATCTATTCAGTTCATCTGCTACCTGACGCTCAAATGCCTCGACATATTCCGCCACCATTTGCAAAGCCAGCGGCATATCTTCTTTCGGAACGAACACGCCCTTTGACATACCCAGCCCCGCTGTGGCTCTTCCCCCTAATTTCGCTTGCGCTTGTGCTATTGTCGGCATATTCTTTTAATAAATACCTGAAAAACAAAACCCCTGCCTAAGATTAAGCCGGGGGGATTGCTTGCCATGTATTAACACCTATTTGTAATTTCGTTTGATCTCTTCCATCATCTTCCGCTCGTTCTTTTGCTTTTCTTTTATGTAAACCAAATCGCTCAAATATTGTAAAATGTTCATATCGTAAGCAGCATCCAAACTAATCCGCTCCAATTCCGCTACTTGCTCTGTACTGTAAATCCATCCGTAATTAGCTGCAAAGCTGTTAGAACCTCCTGAATCTTGTCCGCTGTCGTTATCTTCGCCAGTTCCTTTGTCAAATAAGGCTCCAAACCTTTTATCAATTCCGCGTATAATCGACAAAAAAAAAGCGTGCAGTTGTAAACATCTGTAAACTTTGCCTGCCTTAAATCATTCGCATATTGGCTATGTAACTTTGCATCGTACTTTTCCTCAACCCACCCCCGCCACGTTTTGCGCATAGGCATAACACATGAAGCCATAAGGCTGTGAAGGTTGTCGATAAAGTCCTCCTTCAAAAAGTGCTTTGCCTCGATATACCGGGCGGCGGGTATTTCCTGAATCTTATGAACAAACTTATAACGTATCTTCCCGATATTGATATACTTCTTCGCCGTCTTATCAAAATCCAAAGTCTCCAAAAACTTATATTCCTTTTCCTTTTCAACTAACTTACTAAACGGCCAGCTGTCAATCTCATCAATGGCATAGCCTTCACAAACCGAGATAATTTCAGTAAGTATGTCCAGATTCGTTTTGTCTGTTTGCTTTAATATTCCGTAGAGCCTCTGATACTGCCCCACCGTTAAATCATTCCATGTCATATAAAAACGTATTTTACATCGTGCTTCCTTTCCATAAATTGCGCCCACGCTAACGCCAAAGCGTTCACGCAATCATCATGCATACCCGTTGGTGCGTTAAACCTAACCCCCGTTCGCGTGTACTCATACTCAAAGCTTTCTAATTCCTTTGTAATAACTCCTTCAGGAAAACCCACCTTCCGTTGATGGATTGCCGATTGCAACCCCTCCATCAACTGTTGTTTCGAGCTTGCGGAATATTTAAACCCGAACACGTTCGGCCTTTGCCTTTGCAGATCTTCCACAATCGGATCGCCTACGCCTGTACTATCCACTTTAATCGGTGCTTTTGGTAGTTGCGTTACTATCTGCTTTGTTATATTCCAATCCTTTTGAAAGCGCTCTAAATAGCTCACCTGCCCGAATCGATCCAAACCTATAATCACCGTCCAGTCAAACGACTTCGCCAAATCCACGCCGTAACAAACTGCAGGCTCACTACTCATTGGCATCGTGCATTGTTTGATGAACTGGAAGCCGAAGGGATTCGCCACGTTATCGTTAAACTCAGCAAGGTATTCCTGCTTAAAAGCCAAAGCAGGCAAATCTTTTTCCGCTGAATAAATCTCTGAAATATCAATAAAAGGGTTTGTACTTGTCGGCATCTGCCATGAAGCCCACCCCTCTTCCCCCGTCTGCCCACGCATCCAGAGCTTATAAAAATCGTTCTTTCCCTTTGGCGTACTCATAAACCACGCCCCGCCCTTCAGGTCGGTAAGCGTCGGGCGTATCGATTGCGTCCACGCCTCCCAAAGGTCTTTTACGAATGCCGCCTCGTCCACAATCGCCACCTTATATTTTCGTGATCTGCCAGCGTTCGGGTTATCCAAACTCCAAAACTCAATAATCCCGCCCGTAACCAATTCAATAAATTGTTGATCATGCTTTCGCTTTATTACCTGTTCTAAGGCATTATAGCACTCTTTAAACGTTCCCTCGAGTAGTTTATAGGTCGGAGCAAAGTACCCAACAGGATAGCCCTCTAATGCGCCCTCAACCAAAAGATTAACGCTCAGCTTTGACTTGCCCCACCTACGGCCACAATCCAGTACGTTGAAGCGCTTAGCCTCCTGCCTTATTTTCTTCTGATTCGTGTGAAGCTCCGGGAGTCGCACTAACATATTCAACAGTTATTTTGTTATTGTTTTTGGTTTCAAGTTTCTCAATAATCCTTTGCTTCAACTTGTTGTATTCCTGAATTGCCCTAACCTTTGAACTCAGATCCGCATTTTGAGTAATGGCAAAAAGCAATTGCTTATCAACAAAATTATCATTCAACCCGGCGGCATCCAACTCCTCATTGATACGTAATAGGATGTTAGGGTTTGTTAGGTGTTTACTCGCCTGCGTTTTGGCAGTATTATAATCTTTTTGATTCGTCAAATCCAAACCATAAGCAGCAGCATAACTTTCCACGCCACTACCAAAAAACTCTTTACTTACGTAATATTTACAGAAAAGATTTTGCTTTTCATTTAGTTCCCTTTCCATTATCAAATATCGTTTTAGCTTCTTTACTAAATATATTCCTCAACTTTTCTTCTTTCCAATACGTATTACAAACGGCGTATCGTTGCTCAGGATCGTACTTCTGCATTTCATTACTTCCCATGCAGCGTTGAAGATAATCGTCTTTCGTTTCGTTCTTATTCGGTAGTGGCATTATAGTCCAAATTTAATTATTAATCTGCGAATAGCATCATAATAGCAGGCTTTGCACCATTTGTTTGGTAACCAGTTAATATCAATCTCCTCTTTATAAATACGCTCAACCTCGCTTTTACATTCATTCGACAACTCACGGATAAATCCTGAGCGAACTGTCATCCATTCATTTTCGTACTTTATGAATGTTTGTTTATTGCTCATAATACTGATTCATTTCGATAATATAATTCTCTTGCTCATAAGGTAAGTAAAGCTTTCCGGTATCATAAATCCTGCACCACTTACTATAAATTGCCCCTGCCTTATTCAACCCTTCATCTTTCATTTTCCTATATTCAGAGCCACTGCCAACGTCCGCCCCTACATGGGTAGAATTCATGCCATGAATGTAATAATTCAAAAAGCCTGCTTTATGTAACCTGTACGAATAATCACTATCCTGCATACCGTATGGATCATGATCAGTATTAAAGTACCCTATTGTATCAAATGCTTTTTTAGTTACTAAGCTACACCCGAAAACACCCCACGCAGGGTGCACATTAATGCCGTTTATGTTTTGAACTGCAGGCAAATGCTCCACGCAATAAATAGCGCTCATGCCCGTTTCTGGTATCGCATCCGCCGCCGTAACCATAGCATCAAGCCACCCCGCTGGCATCATAATATCGTTTGCACATATAGCTACTT